AAGACACGGTTTTGACGGGAACGGTTATCGACTATAATGCAGAAGGTGAGCAACCTGTCGGCTCGATTAAGATGACGTTTCAAGTTTCTTATCGAACGACTGAAACTGAATCAGAGTCGCCAGTTTAAGGAGTTTTGAAATGGCAAATCATACAGGTTCCGAAGGCGTTGTAAAAATTTCAACGAATACGATTGCAGAAGTTCGTTCGTGGACGCTGACGAATACGGCTGACACGATTGAAGACACGACGATGGGCGATTCATGGCGCTCGTTCAAATCAGTTCTCTCGGCCTTTTCTGGTCAGGTCACTTGCTATTGGGATGAGACCGATACGACAGGACAGGGCGCTCTGACATCTGGCTCGACGGTTACGCTCAACCTTTATCCCGAAGGCGCTTCAACGGGCGATACATATTACAGCGGTTCGGTGATCGTTACTTCGATTGAACGGACTGCTTCTTTCGATGGTATGGTTGAAGCAACATTTGCATTCCAAGGCACAGGCACATTGTCATCATCGACAGCCTCTTAATAGGACAAACTAAATGCACATAATTGAAAAAGCTAAATCGCACTTCAAGAATCAAAATGTGAATGTGATCGAAGTTCCAGAGTGGGGTGAAGACGGAAAGCCTTTCCTGATTTACTCCACTCCTTTCACTCTCGCGGAGAAAGATAAGATTTTCAAAGGTTCTCAAGAGTCATCTCTTAAAGTTCTCGTTGATTGTCTTATCTTGAAAGCAAAAGATCAAAAAGGCGATCCGATTTTCACATTAGAACACAAGCGGGATTTACTGAATTCAGTTGATCCTGATGTTATTGTTCGGATAGCAAATCAGATGATCGCAACTGCAAATGTGGATGACGAAATAAAAAACTAAGAGACGATCCCGATGCTTATGCTCGTTATGCACTCGCGGATCGTTTAGGTAAGACAATCGAGGAGATCAATGATCTATCGGTTGATGAATTTATAGGTTGGATTGCTTATTTGAACATTGTCGCGGAGCGGAATAAAAATGGCAAGTGAGCAATTAAAAATTGAACTGACCGCTGTCGATAAAACGATGGCGGCTTTCAATTCTATAAATAATAGCCTTTCAAGAATGAATGCTTTTGTTGGCAAGGCAAGATTAGCTTTGGGGACAATAGGTGTTGCTTTTGCGGCTGGTCAATTTATTCAAGGAATCAAAAACGCGACTGATCGCGCAGAAAATTTTGCAAATGCGGCTCAGAAAATTGGAACTTCAACTGAATTTATTTCTGGAATTTCTTATGCGGCTAAACTTGCAAATGTTGAATTTGAAAGTCTCGAAAAAGGTTTAATCAAATTTTCAAGGGCAGTTGATGAAGCATCTTCAAATGCTAAATCTGGCATTGCTTTTGATTTTAAGAGAATTGGTGTCGATCTTCGAGATACAAATGGTCAATTAAAGCCAACTAGTGATTTATTCCTAGAAGTAGCAGATAGAATTTCAAGTTATGGTGATGGCGCTCGTAAGGCGGCGGTTGCTCAAGCAATATTTGGAAAATCTGGCGCTGATTTAATACCGATATTAAATCTTGGTTCGCAAGGAATAAGAGAACTTCAATCTCAAGCTGATGCGCTTGGTATTACATTTAGTGGTCAATCAGCCGAATCTGCGGCACAATTCAATGATCAACTCGACATTTTATCAATGGCGGCTGATGGTTTTATGAATCGCCTAACAGCGGGAATTGTTCCTGCTTTAATGTCATTCATTCAAAATATTGGCGCGGCAAATAATAATACTCAGGAATTTAATAGAACATTCTCAGGATTGAAACCTATTGCAGAAGGTCTTGCAGTTGGATTTAGAGGAGTTATCGCGGCTGTTTATATGATTGGTTCAGCATTCATCGAGGTTGGACGAGATATTTCTGCATTCATCGAGGCTACGAAAGCGGCGGCAAGTTTTGATTTTTCAGACGCAAATAAAATTATTGCTGAACGTATAGCACAACAAAAAGATTTGAATACGATCTGGAATGAAACAAAAGATGTTTTTAATGGAGCATCTCAATCAACAGATGCTCTTAATATCCTTGTTCAAAAAAATACTAACGTAATTCGAGAAAATGGTGCGGCGACAGCAGGCTTGATTGATAAATATCGCGCTCTTGCTGATCCAACTTATCAGATTCGAAAAGATATTGAGGAATTAAATTCTCTATTTAGACAAGGCGCATTAACACAAGAAGAATATTCAAAAGCATTGAATAAATTGAGTGGCGATCTAGCTATTGCTTCTGGTGGATGGGAAGGCGGCATGGAAACATTCCGTCGAGCGGCAACTGATGTTTCTGGTGCTATCAATTCTGCGTTCTCAAATGCTTTTTCAAATATGGAAGATGCTTTTGTAAACTTTGTAAAAACAGGAAAGCTAGATTTCAAATCGCTTGCTGATTCTATTATTGCTGATCTTGCAAGAATTGCATTCCGTCAAATGATTAGCGGATTATTCGGTGGTTCATCTACAGGATTCAATTTGCTTTCATTATTTGGTGGCGGAAAGGCTGTAGGTGGTTCAGTTTCTTCAAGTATGCCATATTTAGTTGGAGAAAAAGGACCAGAAATATTTATGCCGAATCGTTCTGGTTCAATCGTTCCAAATTCAAATCTTGGTGGAATGAGTGGTGGCAATGTCAGCGTTAATATCATCAATAATTCAAACGCTCAGGCTACGGCAAAAGAAACAGTTGATGGTCGCGGAAATCGTAAGATCGATGTTGTTATTGGTGAGGTAGTTGCAAAGGAAATCGGACGGATTGGCAGTTCAGTAAACCAATCGATTCGCAATACATTCCAGACTTCTCCGGCATTGGTTGGGAGATAATCTATGACTGCATCTTACACATGGCCCGCAGGACTTCCGCAAACACCATTATTTGCTCAAATGTCTGATGATTTTGGGTTTGATATTTTAACAACTCAAATGGATTCCGGCTTAGCAAAGATGCGGAAACGCGGTCAGCGTCCAAGCAAGATGTCGATGACTTTTCAGATGACAACATCTGAAGTTGCAACATTGAGAACATTTGTTGAAACGACAATTTCGGGAATTGCTCGGTTTTACTTCACACATCCAAGAACATCAGAAACGGTCGAATGTCGTCTTATTCCAAGCGGAAATGGTGAACTTTATACGATTTCTCAGGTCGCTCCTTCTCGTTGGAACGTCAGCATGACTATGGAGCAAATCCCATGAGTCGGCTTGATTCATTATCATCGAATGCGATTGCAACGCTATTCGCTCAGGAATCAACCGATCCAATTATCACGCTCCTAACAATCTCAGGAACAGGCATAACAACGCCAGTGAGGTTGTGCGATCAATTCCTGACCAGATTAAGCGAGACGGCTGACGAGGTTGTTTACGGCCTTACGAGCAATGGAAACGATTTCTATTATATGCCGTTTAATCTATCGCTTCCGACCGAAGAATTTGCGGCGGCTCCTCGATGCGTGGTCACGCTTCAGGATGTTACTAGATTTCTAGTTCCTACAATTCGTAATATTTCAACTCCTCCAAATATTCAAATTGATATAATTTTGGCATCTGATCCTGACACGGTCGAAGTCACGTTTGGCTCGTTTATAATGTCGAATATTCGATATAATGCCAATACAATCACGGCAGATTTAGTGATAGAGTCTCTGGAAATCGAGCCTTTTCCGGCTCATTCGTTCACGCCGAGTTATTTTCGGGGACTTTTCTGATGTCATGGTGGAATGATTATGTCGGGATTCCTTATAAACTATCAGGTCGGGATCGTGACGGCCTTGATTGTTGGGGACTGATTCGGCTTATCCATAAAGAGCAGTTTGGCAACGATCTGCCATCATTTTCTGAGCATGATCATTCGCATGAAAAAATCCGAGAGATCATGGCTGAACAGCGTGAGAAGTGGATTTCGACAGACACGCCGAAGATTGGCGATGTAGTCCTTTTTAGGGTTCTTGGCGCTCCATCTCACGTTGGGATGTATATCGGAGACAAGTCTTTTATCCATGCCAAGCAAGGCATCAATTCTTCTATAGAGCGTTATGACTCGATATTCTGGGAAAAGCGGATCGTCGGATTTTATCGTTATGATCCTGATGCGGCTGTTTTCTCCGGCGCTCCGCATCCATTAAAGACCGTTCAAATCAGCCGATCGATCCGTGAAGGAATGACGGTCGCGGAATTGATTGAAGAAATCCGTGAAGAAAACAAAGTTCCGAAAGAGTTAATCGGTAATCATATTCTTTATGTGAATGGTGAATTGATCCCATTCGATCGGTGGGATGTCACGGTTATCGAAAGCGGTCAACGGATCGAATATCGAGCATTGGCGGGTTTTGATAATATCGGCGATCTTCTACGGATTGTCGTAGTGATTGCGGCACTTGTTTTTGCTCCGTATGTCGCGGGAATGATTGGCGTTACAAGTGCTATTGGTATTAGTTTGGTTCAAACTGGTATCATGGTTGCGGGGTCACTTCTCGTAAATGCTTTATTTCCAGTTAGACCTCCTGAACTCAATTCAAATCTTGATACACCTAAGTCTCAGCTTATTCTTCAAGGTGGCGCAAATACACAAAATCCATTCGGCTCAATTCCAGTTGTCTTAGGCCGTTTCAGATATACGCCTCCATTGGCGGCAGAAAATTATTCTGATCTTCAGGCTTCCGATTCTTATCTTCGGATGGTTGTTTGTTGGGGATATGGACCGCTTGCAGTCAGCGATCTTCGCTTAGGTGATACTCCTCTAACTTCATTTCAAGAAGTTGAATATGCTACGCTCGGAGATTATTCAGCTGATAGCAGTGCAGAAATTACATCGTTCAATAATATTTACGGACGCGATGTTTCACAGGATATTGTGAATGCTACGCTCGAAAGCGATGGAACAAGTTCAGGTTCGCCTTGGACAACGCAGATCGTAAGCGGTCAATCAACACAGATAATAGTTTCTATCCATTTTCCTGAAGGTTTGCGGGCAATGCAACTAGATGGAGATGGCGCGGGAAATTATGTTGCCGTTGCTTATCGTGGTCAAATTCAATATCGTCAGCTTGATCCTGATACTTTGGCTCCGCTTACTGCTTGGGGCGATATTCGTGAATCAAGCATCCAAACAACATACAAACTCAATTCAGCTTGGTTTAATATTGATGATGATACTGAACTTGAAAAAGTTTATCAGTGGACTCGTATCACTCTTGATGAAGATTCAAAGATCAAGATTTATCAAGGCGCATATACAGAATCACAAAATGCTGATCCAACTGGAAATCTTCTTGCAAGACTTCAACAAAATACTTTTGGTTTTAATACAACTTACACTCGCTTGCCTGATATCGGAGAAGGCGAGGAGGAATTATGGCGCGTTTGCGTATATGGAAATGACATAGTTACAACTACAGATATGCGCTCAGGTAATATCACTGGAGCGGCATTAACATCGAGTGGTTTATCAGTAACCATAGCGGCGGCCACAATTACTCGCGCTTCAACTGATACGATTGCAATAGGCGCTCAGAGTGAAGATTATTATAAAAGAAAAGATGCGTTCACATTAAATAGAACATTCAATGTTGCTCTTGGAAAATATGAAGTTCGCGTTCGCAGAACAACGGATAGCACTGCTGATTATACATCAGGTTCAACTAAATTTCGCAGAGCATCAAAATCAATTCTATATTCTGTAACTGGCCTTGCTAATACTAAACCAGTTGTTCCGCCTAAGAATGTTTCTCTATGTATGACGGCTGTCAGAATTAGAGCGACAGATCAATTAAATGGCAATGTCGAAGGATTGGTTGGCACAGTTCAATCAATCTGTCCTGATTATGATGTTGCCACTGATACATGGATAACGCGACCGACTAGAAATCCGGCTAGTTTGTTCAGATATGTTCTTCAACATCCTGCAAATGCTCAGAAAGTTGCAGATTCAAAAATCAATTTAGATGATCTTAAAACTTGGCATAATTACTGTCGGACAAATTCTTTTATGTTCGATATGGTTATTCTTGATAAGCGCAGTCTCCTTGATGTGCTTCGTGATATTTGCGCGGCTGGTCGGTCATCTCCTACTTTCAGAGATGGAAAATGGAGCGTTATAACTGATAAAGTTCGATCAACTGTAGTTCAGTTCTTCACGCCTCATAACTCATGGGGATTTGAAAGTTCAAAGGCACTTCCTCGGTTGCCTCATGCTTTTCGCGTGTCATTCAACAATGCTGAAAAGTCATATCAGCCAGATGAATATATCGTTTATAACGATGGTTATACGATAGCCAATGCAACGCTTTTTGAATCCTTGTCACTTGCGGGTGTAACTACTAAAGATCAGATATTCAAACACGCTCGGTTTCATTTTGCTCAATTAAAACTTCGTCCTGAAACCTATTCATTAAATGTGGATATGGAGCATTTAATCTGCACTCGCGGTGATCTTGTGCGTGTTCAGCATGATGTTCCGATGTGGGGACTTGGAAGCGGTCGAATTAAGACAAGAACAAGCGGAACAGAATTAGTGCTTGATGAATCTGTTCCGATGGATGCAGGGGTTCAATATACAATCCGCATCAGATTGGAAGATGGGACAAGCATTACTAGAACTGTCGCGGCGGCTGTTTCAGATGGATATTATAACACAATCACTCTCACTTCATCTGTTACGACCACCGAGGGCGCTTCTGGTAATTTATTTATGTTTGGTGCTTTAAGCACTGAAACGGTTCAGCTTGTTGTTCAATCTATTGAACCGATGGATAATTTATCAGCAAAATTGACATTGGTTGATTATTCTCCGGCAGTATATGATTCGGATGATGAAGTTATTCCGGCATTCAATAGCCAAATTACAAAACCGCCATTGCTTCAGCAAAGTGTCATTACGGCTCAACCGACTGTAATTCAACAAATTTCAGACGAAACCATGATGACAATCCTGTCTCAAGGGCAGTTTGAATATAAGCTGAAAACAACATTTGCTAATCCAACGAATCTACCAAAAGAAGTGAAATATGTTCGCGCTCAGATGGATTATGCGAATGATAAAATTGCTAATTGGTCGCAAACTGAAATTGTTCCTGTCGATCAGAAATATGTGACATTCGGCAATGTCGATGAAGGTTCTGCATATACGGTAAGACTTCGTTATGAGACTGAAGCAGGTAAATGTGGTCCTTGGACGACTGCGGCGGCTCATACGATTGTTGGTAAAACTACGCCTCCAAAGGCTGTAACGGGTTTCACGGCTACGGTTGAAGGAACGCAGATTCGGCTAGATTGGGATGACAATCAGGAGCCTGATTTCTCATATTATGAAGTTCGAGAAACCAATACAAATTGGGGATATGGCGACCGCATTTATACAGGTAAAACATCAACTTGCTTGGTAGATGCTCCTGCTCTTGGTGTCACGACAACTTGGTATATCAAGGCGGTTGATATTGCCAAAAATTATTCAACTACGGCATCGTCGGTAAGTTATACAACTTCGGCTCCTGCTAATGTCACGACGATTACAGAAACATTTGCTGACACAAGTTTAACGAATGCAACCATCACGCTTGATTGGTCAGATATAAATCCGGTCTTTGGATTGGATTATTATGAGGTTTCCTACACAGGCGTTACAAAGAACGTAAAAGCCTCGACAATTACACTTCCGGCTGATTGGCTCGGTTCAAGAACTTATACAATCAAGACCGTTGATTTGCTTGGAAACAAATCTTCTGGAACGCAGAAATCTATCAGCAAACTTGCTCCTAATTCACCAAGCAATTTCAGGGCGCAAGTCATTGATAACACGGTTATGCTTTACTGGACGCTTCCGGCAAAAACAACATTGCCGATCAGCCATGTCTATTTGAAGAAAGGCGCGTCTTGGGCAACGGCAACCGTCATCGGTGAAAAGTCAGGCGGGTTTACAACAATCAATGAAAACACTGGTGGGACATATACCTATTGGATCGCGGCAGTTGATACGGATGACAATGAATCAACTCCGGTCAGTGTCACGGCTTTGGTTGCAGAACCGCCAGATTTCGTTTTTCACGGCGCATTTGAAAGCACATTCTCAGGAACATTGTCCTCGGCTATTTTGGAGCAGGGAAGCATTATTGTTCCAGTAAATACAACTGAAACTTGGGCTGATCACTTTACAACGCGCTCTTGGTCAACGCCTCAAGATCAGATTGATGCGGGTTATCCGATCTATATCCAACCTAATAATGGTTCCGGTTATTATGAAGAAACTTTTGATTTCGGCTCGATATTAGCAAGTTCTAAAGTAACTTTGACTTATACCGGATCGACAGTTGCAGGGACTATCACGATCACGCCTAAAATATCTGTCTCTGACAATGGTTCGACATATACGGATTATGATGGTTTTGATTCCATTTATGCGGTCAATTTCCGGTATGTCAAAGTTCGTCTAACATTCACGGGATCGGCAACTGCAATTTATAGCCTAAATAATATGGATGTTCGCCTTGATGCTAAGTTGGTAAATGATGCCGGAACGGTGTCGGCTCTTTCGACGGATACGAATGGAACGATTGTGAATTTCAATAAGGAATTTGTCGATATTACTTCGTTCACGGCAACCGCTTCCGGCACTTCGTCGATCATTCCAGTTTATGATTTTACCGATAGCAATCTGTCATCGACCTATTCGATCACATCGAATGTCTGCACTGTAACCTATACCGCTCACGGGCTAATTACTGGTCAAACTGTCAGATTTCAGGTATCTTCCGGCGGCGGCGTGAATGGCGTATATACAATCACTGGTTATACGGCGAACACGTTCACCATTGCGATGACGGCGGCTAATACGAGCGGAAACTGCATAATTTATCCTCAAGGATTCAGAATTTATCTATTCAATTCGTCTGGGACGCGGGTAAGCGCAACGGCATCTTGGAACGCAAAGGGTTACTAAAATGGCGGATCATTCCAAACCAACGACCACTTCGACTTATGTCAATTTCGTAAGCGAATTAGATGGTCGTTTAGATGACATCTCTGTCGGCCTTGATCCTGCGGTAACTACGGCAACCAATCTGGCGACCAATTCTATCCGTTGGACGAGCGCATCGAACAAGTGGCAGAAATATAACGGCACGACTTGGGCTGATCTTTCCTCGGCCTATTCAATCAATATAAACGGCACTGTAGGGGCGACGACTCCTGCAAGTGGCGCATTTACAACTTTATCGGCAACCGGAAACGTAACGCTTGGCGATGCTTCCAGTGATACTGTTACAATCAATGGAACGGTTGGAGCGGGTGTTGTCATTTCAGGATCGACGGCAACTGACGCGCTTAGAATTACGCAGACAGGCGCGGGTAATGCTCTGGTCGTTGAAGATTCAACAAATCCAGATAGCACACCATTTGTTGTTGATTCGTTAGGAAACGTGGGTATTGGGACGAGTTCGCCGAGTGTTAAATTGGATGTTAGTGGAAACATTCAAACATCTAACAATTACATGGCTTCCGCTGCATCATACGTGTATTCGTATGCTGGCGGAACAAACTCACAAGTTCGTTCTGGCATATATATGGATGGCACAAACCAGATATTAGCTTCCTACACGGCTAATACTGAACGTATGCGTATCGACTCCTCCGGTAACGCAGGGATTGGGACGAGTTCGCCAACCACGTCAGGTAGTGGCATTGCTGTTGTTATGGCAAACGCAAATCAAACCAACTACCGTATGTACAACGGAACAAACTATTTTGATTTAATACTGTCTGGTAATGATGCGTATGTTTACAACAGAAATTCTGCAAACTTAATTTTTGGAACATCAAACGCGGAACGCATGCGCATCGACTCCAGCGGCAAAGTAGGGATTGGAACAACTTCGCCAGCCGTTAAATTAGCAGTTTCAGGAACGGATGCTATCCTTGTTCCTGTAGGAACGACTGCTCAACGGCCAACTGGCGCGACAGGTTATATTCGTTTCAATTCGACAACGACATCCTTTGAAGGATATAACGGATCAGCTTGGGGAAATATCGGCGGAGGTGCTACTGGTGGTGGAACTGACACGGTATTTTATCTAAACTCTAAAACGGTATCAACGACATATTCAATTCCGTCAGGACAGAACGCTCATTGCGTTGGTCCGGTAACAATCAGTTCTGGTGCTACTGTAACAGTTCCATCAGGCTCAAGATGGGTGGTGATCTAATGACTGTAACAATTAACGCTTCGACTTCATCTGGTTTACAGATTACATCTGACACATCTGGTTCTATTGAGTTTCAGTCTGATGGAACAACATATAACCCATTACTTACAGCTTCTACAGCGCAAGCATCTACATCAGGAACAGCTATCAATTTTACTGGTATCCCGTCTTGGGTGAAGCGCATCACAGTTATGTTTAGCGGTGTTTCAACTAGTGGAACGTCAAATATTTTAGTTCAACTTGGGTATTCCGGTGGAATTGAAAGCTCAGGATATAATTCCGGTGCTAATAATGGCGGAACTGGCGCTACTTCATCTGCTGGTTTTCTTTTTACTCAATCAACAGTTGCCGCTTCGACACATTATGGTTCTATGATAATAAGTACTCTTGGATCAAATATCTGGGTAATGCAAAGTGTTGAGGCACTTGGTTCTGGTTCGGTTGTTTTTTCTGCTGGTGGTAAAACCACTACTGGGACATTAGATCGGCTTCGCATTACTACTGTTAATGGCACGGATACATTTGACGCTGGCACTATCAACATCATGTATGAGTGAGAAATATCATGTCATCAGTAGTAATCTCAGGCGATACATCTGGCGCGGTAACTTTAACAGTTCCATCGGTAGCAGGAACTAATACCGTAACTGTGGCGGCTCAAACTGGAACGCTCAATGCGGCTGGCCCTGCCGTTCATGCTATGGCTGGTGGAGCGCAAACTGTCAATAACGTCACTGCCACAAAAATAACTCTTGTAGAGGATTTTGACACCAACAGTAATTACGCCACGTCTAGGTTTACTCCCACGGTTGATGGGTATTATCAGGTTAACGCTTCAATCGGGGCAACCGCTGGAACAAGCCTTAGTTACGTTAGAACTATGATTTATAAAAACGGAACGTCTTACACTTATGCGTATGGTGCGCCAAGAAATAACACCAGCGGTTATGCGCCTATGTCTGACATTGTTTATTGTAATGGTTCCACTGACTACATTGAACTTTATTGTTATATCAGTGGAAGCGGAACATTGACCATAACAAATGAAACATTTTTTTCAGCTTGCCTTGTGAGAGGTGCATAAACCATGACTATTCTTATCGATGGAACATCTGGTATCACATATCCGCAAGGCGCAACTCAGATTGTAGGTGCTGGTCCTGCGTTTAGTGCTTATGCTTCAGCATCTCAAACGGTAACAACTGCAACGCAAACAAAAGTTGCTATTGATACTGAAAATTTTGATACAAATAGCAATTTTGATACAACAAACTATCGCTTTACACCAACAGTGGCAGGTTATTATCAAGTAAATGGAAGTTTGCGTGGAACAGGAACAACAACTTTTACAAGCATAGCGGGTTACATTTATAAAAATGGTTCTCCATCTAAAAGAGCGCAAATTACAGCAAGTCTTACAGCGGGAAACAATACATCAATCACAGTTTCAGATATAATTTATATGAATGGTTCAACTGATTATCTTGAACTATGGGGTAACATAAACGGAACAGGAACCTTGACGTTTACTTCTGCTAATTCAACAGATCAAACATCATATTTCTCAGCTTGCCTTTTGAGAGGTGCATAACATGGATATTTATCAAACAATCTTGGCTATTTATCCTGACCTTCAGGATTCAGATTTTGAGACGGTTATTTCGTTGAGAAATGATAGCGATGGGCGTGGTGATTATATTGAAAAATGGGATCATCCCGTTCATGCAGAGCCAACAGAAGAACAACTAATTCAAGCAGGATGGACAAAGTGAAACTCGAACTTACGATTCAAGAAATTAACACAATCCTTCAGGCTCTCGGCAATGGACCATTTGTTCAGGTTGCTGCCCTGATTCAAAAGATTAAAACACAGGCCGAGGAGCAAATTGCTAAATCACAAGGTCAGGAAAACAGTTCCGTCGAGCAATGAAATGCGGTAAAACGGGTTAAATGGAGGTCGAAAATGTCATTGAACTTTGATGAACACACCAAATTCGTTATTGACATGGCCTCCATTACAACCGTTGTAGGAACCCTTTGGGGTGCGTTACCAGCCTTGGCCGCTTTATTTTCTTTGATCTGGTCACTGATTCGAATTTATGAAACCAAGACATTCCAAGGATTGATTTCAAGATTTAAGAAAAAGGACTGATTCGTGGCGATCCAGAACCTTAACGGCTCATCGAGTCGAAACGTATTTCTGGACGCAAATCGCGGGATTCATCCTGATTGCCAAGCAATTCATCGGTTCGCTACTGCATCGGCTTTTGGCACAACCTATCAGACAGTTTGGGATAATGGCGGCGGGATTTATACGTTTCCTGCGTCTGCACTAACAATGTCATGTGTTTCCGATTCTGCGCTTGATACGATGGGCCTTGTCATCGGCGGCTTGGATGCAAATTACAAGCAGATTACTGAAACAGTAACTTTGAATGGTTTAACTCCTGTTACGACCACAAAGCAATTTCTTCGAATCAATGATGTTCAGATTGCTTCTGGCGAGAACCAAGGCAATATCGAGATCACAAATAATGGAACTACATACGGTCATGTTTCTGCGCTTTTTGGCGTTCAGCAATCGACCGTCTATACGGTTCCTGCCGATCATACGTTTTACATCACTCAAGTCGATATAATGTCAGGCACGATTGGCTCTAATAAATACGGTTACGCTCGCGCAGTTATGCAATTATTCAACGGGCCTAAATTAAGGTTTTTTGAAACAACTTTCGTCACATCTCAGCTTAAATTCGAGCCAGTTACTCCGTTCACATTACCAGCAAAGACAGACTTTTCCTTCGAAGCAAAATCATCATCCGGCACAAACGACTACACGGTTTATATAAATGGTTTGCTG